CTTTAATAAATAGTGCTATGCCTGTGGTTGTGTCGGAGATGGCTGTTGCTAGGCTTTGCATGTCTGTAACTACATTAGAAATAGACCCACCTGTGCTGAGCAGTTTGAGTGAATCAATAAGTCCAGTGCCAATAATCTCTGTGGCCTCTGCTGCACCTGCTGAGAGAATACCTAACTGGCCTGAAAAAGTAGAAGCTGCGGCTGCGGCAGATCCAGCAAAAGTATCTGATAGTTGATTGGTTATTTCTTCAAAAGATTTAGTTTTTAGATCAGCCTTGCTAAGTCCTACACCTAAACGAGTAAGTGCTGTGTTGTTACCTAAAAATGCACGACTTAATGCTGTGCTAACTGAAACAACATCCTTGCCAGTTGAAGCCGAAATGTCTAATGCAAGGTTTAGTAGTCTTTGACTTTCGGCAGAATTTTGTGTTGCTACCGCTAGTCTCTGATAAGCAGGACGAAGAAGGTCATCAAGTATGCCAAATTCGGATTGTAGCCGACCTATGTATTCTTCTGTGCTTGCTGCGTCGCGCTCTAGTCCAACATTCTTTAAGGCTAATGCTAACTGTTGCTGAGCCTTTTGGTCATCGGCGGCAGCTTTAATTGATGTCTTTGCATAGTTTAATACAGCAGCGGTACCAAAGGCTAGACCAAAGTTTCTGGCTAAGTTCTTTACACCCTTGCTAAGTTTTTCTGTAGAAGTCTCGGCTTGCTTAAATGCTTTTTTACCAGTGAACTCGGTTGCAATATCAATGACTACATTTGCCATTATTAACCTCTCACCGTAGCGCGATCATTAAGCCGTCTAGCTGCGCTTTGTATTGCTTCTAATACTGCAACTCTGGCCTTGCCATTATTCTCATCATAGGCACGATACAGGGCACGACCTTTTAGTAAGCCTTGACCACGCATAGAGCCACCTGACTTAGCCATTTGATTCTTAACAAACGGACTGTCTGGAGTCTTGCGCCCCATTGTCTCGTATATTGCTCCAGCAGCTGTTTTGTTAAACACGCGAGCAAGTGATCTAAAACCTCTACTGTTAGGCTTTGATGGCGTTGTTTTATATCCTACGCCTGACTTAACTACTCTAGGATCATAGGCTGGAAAAGTTGCCTCTGACATTTGACGAGGCAACCATCCGCTTAAGACTTGACCTCTATCTGGCAAATAACCTTTAGCAGACTTTGTGATTGGTTTAAGAGCTGCGCCTATTTCTTTAGGAAGTTTCTTAGCCAAGTCTGGAGTAAATTCTCTTAATGACTTGCGAAGATTAACGGCGCCTTTTACTGTTGCTGGCATCTTTAATCTCCTTCGCTTCATCTCGTAAGCCTTCAAGTAAAGCATCTAGCATTACTTTGTCTAACTCTAATAAATGTTGTGGCGCGATCCCTAACCTTATGCTTAGCCTAGCAATAAGGTAGGTGAGTGGTAGATCGCGCTTTAAGCTAAAGGGTCGGAATCAAGCACCTCAACACTTTTGAGTGTCTCGATGAAGTCCATCCCAAATGGCTTAACAGTCTCACCTGACCTGCGTGTGACTTCCCATGCCAACCAATAAACATCACTCTGCTTTTCCTCATCGCGGAAAGCCTTATGAAAACCCTTTTTAGCAAACAATTCAAAGCTGTATTCCACCGCAGGTGTAATTTCGCCTTCCAGTTCACTTCCATCTTGTCGAACGATCTTTAGTCTTGCCATGTTTAGCCCCTTTGTTTAGTTGTTTAGAATGTACCTGTAGTTGCTACTGCAACTGTTGAGTTACAAGTAAATGTAATTGACTGTGTGCCAATATCTGCAACAGCACCATTGATGTCTGTTGTGTTATTGACAAGGATTGATACAGTGTACAAAGGGTTAGTAGCAGATACTGCTGTTCCCTTTGTCTGTAGGAATACAGCTGTAACTGTTGTTCCCCATGCAGCCTGTAGTGTTGCCAATACATTTGCTGCTGCTGTGTCGTTTAGGAAGTCGATAGTTACTGTTGATGACTCTAAGCCTTTTACAAACTTATGTGATGAGTCACCCATAGCAGTTACTTCTAGTTCATCGAATACTCGGTTAATTGTTACTGCTGTTGCGTGGTCAGATAGATCGACAGAGTTGATCTTCACGCCCACATTGTTATTTAGAAATACAGCCATGAGATTATTCCTCGTCTTTCTTAGTAGGTGCTGGCTTTGATGCTGGTGCTACCTGCCCGATTTTGATCAGGAAGGCTTCGTTTTCTTTTTCCCACTCGGACATATTAACTCCAACTCGTAAGGATATTGACGGACATCTCGCAGCTGAGTAGGTCACCCGATGCAGCGTTGAGAATACTAGGTGCGCTTATTGCGCTTACATTATAGGTCAAAGATGATGCGGCTAACTTAGCAAACACGCCACAAACTGCATCTTCTATACCGTTAAGGTTTCCTTCATTGTCAAACAATGGCACTGTAATAATAATCTTAAAGTTAGCCATAGGGCTTATTGTGATGTGCTGATTGTTGCTAGGTGTCAGATAAGGATCATCTGGAGACACGATGACAGAGTTAGCAAGAACTGTGGCAGGTGGAAAGGCAAATGTCTGCCACTTAGTATTATCGACTAATGCTGTGGCTAATGTTGTGCGAAGGGTTGTGACTGCAACTGGCATTATCCCACCATCGAGCGAGGGTCTAGTGCGTGTGCGATCAATCCTCTGACCTTAGCGAGTAGCTGTGCGCTCATTCGGTAAGGTGAGGGCTGGAAGTCAATGGCATTAGAACCCGAAAGGGTAGCGGTTCTTGCTTGCCAGATTTCAACAGCGATCATCAAAGCTGCGTTTTGTACTGCTGTATCAGTTGTCCAGTCTGTGTAAGTAGTAGTAGATACAGTTCCATAAGGAAAAATTGGGTGGTAAGACTGTGCTGAAGAATGAGTAGTTGTCACACTAATTGAGTATTCTCCGACTGCTGTAATTGTCTTAGTGCCTGCATACAAAGAACCTGAGTTAGCAATTGTTACGCTTTGACCTACATAAAAGGTATCTCTAACATCTTCATTAAAATACAAAGTGCCTGTGCCTACAACATTGCTGTGTGCAACGCTAAACCATTTAGGAGCCCATAGCATAGGAATAAGGACTGCATCTGCGGCATCTGCTACTTCTTGAAGCGTAGCATCTGGATACAAAGTACCGACTCCGAGAGTGCTGCGGAGCTCTGCGACTGTTGTAAGTGCCATTTGCAATCCTTTCTAAAGACTCTGGGGATCAGAGGGCTACTGACCCCCAGAGCGACTTAGTTACCTAGTTATCAGGTTAGGTTAAACCAGTTTGCGCCAGCTGCTAATTTAGTAGCTAATGCTCCCTGACCGAATAGTAGAATATCTACAGTTCCGTCTGAGTTAATGTTTGTGCGAAGTTGCTGACGAGCACCCTCGTACCATGTGTAAGCATCTGGGTTAATAACAGCCATTGAATAATCAGCTGTTCCTACTCCGCCTGTGCCCTTCATATAACGAGATACACGAAGATCAAGACCTGCAACTGAACCACGAAGGCTAGTAGGTGTGAGTGCTCCACCTGCGTTTTGAGGATTTGCCGCAATGTAGATTGGGCGGCCATTATCGTTATAGCTCATAATGTTAGCCCATTGTTCTGGTGTAACTATGATGTTACGACCAAAGCCAAGTGATGCTGAATAAACAGCTGCTGCTGCACTTGATACATACTTTAGCAATCCATCGGCTGAGTTAGCCTGTGCTGTTGCATTAAGAGTACCTGCGCCTTGAATAGCTGTTGTTACAAATTCTTCAGTGTCTTTTGCGTAAGCAAATTCCATTTGAACAAGAAGTTCATCTAAAAATGCAGGTGTTGAATTTGTGAGAAGTTCTAGAGTTGTAATTGCACGACCCTTAAAAGACTTCTTTGTAACTGTGATAAATGATGCTTCAAGTTGTGATTCTGTAACTGCACCATTTTCATCGATCTGATCGACTAGAGGAACCTCAGTAATTTTTGGAAGTTCAAATGTTTTTCCAAATTCTGGCATTGTACCGCGAGAAACTGAATCAATCATTGGGCGATCTGCGTTTGAAAGGAAATTAAGTAGCTGTGTGCTTTGTGGTGTTGGAATAAATCCTGCACCTGTTGTCTGATCGTTGTCAGCAGCGCGTAGCCATTGACGAGAGTCATCATCACCAAAAAGATTAGCCTTTAGTGTGTTTTCCAAGTAATTGCGCTTTGTTACTTCAATTATTGGATTTGTGTAGTACATTGCTGAAACAGTAGGGCGAGCAGCCTCGACAGCCGCAGCTTCTACTGATGGTGTTGCTTCGACTGGTGTGGTATCTTCCACGACTGGAGTCTCGCTTTCTGTAGTTGGGTTTTCTTCAACAGGGGTAACTTCCTCTGCTGCGATCTCTAGGATTTGAGCAGACTTAAAGGCTGGCTCTGTAACTAGAGAAACTTCTTTTAACTTAGCCGATGTTACGACTGTGTAGCCATCGCGTGATGGTTGTGATGCAATAATTTCCGCACCAATGCTCAATCCTGTAACCAAATTTTCTTGTGCCATAATTAAAGCGTCATTACCACCTGTTGAACGACTTAACTT